GCAATTTCCCGATCTATGTCAGCACCTGGTCGTTCGTTATCGGCGCGATCGGCAACAATGCTAACTACTGGACCGGCTACGTAGACGAGTTCCGTATTACGATGGGCCGGGCCTTGTGGACCGCCAACTTCACGCCGCCAATCCAGCCGGGGAGCTGATCATGGGCCTTAACTTCCCCTCCTCGCCGGCGATCAACGACCTCTATCCGGTCCCAGCCGTGCCTGGCGTGCCGCAATATAAGTGGGACGGCACCGTCTGGCTGGCGAACGCCGGCGGCGGCGCAGCTGGCGGCGGCGACTTCCTGCCGCTTGCCGGCGGCCAATTGACCGGCAATCTCGGCATTGGCGTGCCGAATGACTATCCGCTGCAAATCGGCAACGGATTAAATTGGAATTTTGTAGTATCTGATTGGGGAACCGAGCAGGACACGTTCAAAGACGGTCAGTATGACGGCAACTGGACCTACTATGGCCGGGCGCGAGGAACATTATCCGCGCCCACCAAGGTACAGAACGGCGATGCGCTCGGTGGAATTGCCTGGATAGCTGCCGACGGCACGCTGCCTTATCCGAACATCTGCAACATAACTATTGATGGCCGCGTCGACGGACCTGTGTCTGCCGGTGTCGTTCCCTGTGCCATGGTGTTTAACACCGGCACTGGCGCTGCCGGCGTCGAGCGGCTGCGAATCGGCAGCGACGGAAAGATGAAGTTCGTCAATCCAGTGCCGATCGTTGATGCCGACCAGGTGCCGACCAAGCTGTATGTCGACAACAAGGTGGCCGCGGTCCCGGCCGGCGGCCGGCCGCAGCTCACAGGGGCGCGTAGTTGGTACATTCGCACTGACGGCAACGACACCAACGACGGCTCGGCTAATACGGCTGGCAGCGCGTTCAAAACCATTCAGCGGGCATGGGACGAGCTTTGCAAGTACGACTGCAACGGTTTTGCCGTCAACCTTGTGTGCGGCGCAGGGATGACGTTCACGGCTGGTTTGACGACCACTAACACGGTCGCCCCCGTCAATGGCTTCAACATCACGCTCGACGGCGGCGGCTCGACCATACAAACAAGCTTTGGGCCGTGTGTTTATCATACTGCGGCTAACGTCGGTCTGTGGATATACAACGCTATTCTAAGGCCAGGCATTGGCGGAGACTGTGTTTCGGTCAGTGGGCGCGGCGTCAGATGCACGATTGCAGGTAACATCACGTTTGGGCCGGCCGGTTCTGGCGCATCCCATGTGAAGGTTTTAAACGGGGCTTACTGCAATCTGTCCAACGCCTATACGGTGACCGGCGCCGCGACCTATCATTTCAATGTTGGCAGGCAGTCGATGCTGGAGGTGAACGGTGTCACTGTCACTCTGACGGCTAGCCTTGCTTTTAATACTTTTGCTGTTTGCGACCAGCTAAGTTTGATTATTGCGACGACCATGACTTACACCAACGGGGCCTCGATCACGGGGATAAAGCACAACATCGCCGCCAACAGTGTCGTCTATACCGGCGGCAGCGCGTTTCCTGGCGGCACTGCGGGTATTGTATCAACCGGCGGCCAGTACAGTTGAGCGAGGCAATATGACATCGCATTATCGCCACCGCCGCGACAACAACGCCGCAGCTGCCGCCCCAACCCTGGAAAAGGGTGAGATCTACGTCAACACCGCCAATCGTCAGCTCGCGGTAGGCAACGTCGCCGACGGCCAGCCGATCGCGCTGATTGCGGTGCGCTACTTCGATACGCGATCGCAGTACGCCATCAACGACTTCGTCGTCTACCAGGGCGACCTATACGTCGCGACCGCCGCCATTCCGCCAGGTGCCTTCAACCTTACGAAGTGGCGCATGGCCTCGTTCGCCGAAGGCTCCAACTACCTGCTGCTCGCCGGCGGGACCATGGTGGGGCCGTTGCTGCTGTCGGCCGACCCGACCGATGCCATGGAAGCGGCCACCAAGCAGTATGTCGACGATTCCCAGCCGCCGCCGCCCGCCGCCAGTACGGTGCCATCTGCGCCGGTCGGCGACGTCGCGGCCACCAACGTGCAGGCGGCGATCGCCGAGCTGGAAGCCGAGAAGGTCGCCAAGACCGGTTCGACCATGACTGGTCACCTAAGCCTGCCGGCCGGTCCGACTTCGGCCCAGGCGGTGCGCAGGGACTACGTTGACACGGCCGACGCTGCCAATGCCACCAACATCGCCAACGTCAGCACGGCCAAGGTGAGCAAGGCCGGCGATACTATGACTGGCAACTTGTCCGTCAACGGCGATATTTCCGCCTACCGTAATGCGACCACGGGCTACCTCTTCTTCGGCACCGGCGGCACCCGCTATGTGGGTTTTGACGGCAGCAACTACCAAATGCCGAGCGCCGGCCTGGTGGTCGGCGGCGCCATCAATGCCGGCGGCGGCACCTTCGGCGGCATGCTCACCGCTAACGGCGGGTCCAACCTTCCTTACAACGTCAATCACACGATCTACAATAACGGCGTCAATTTCGCCTCGGGCGCGCCTTCCAGTGTCATGCTGCAAGGGCCGCCCTATCCGACCATTGCCTACCACTGCGCCGGCTACTTCGGCGCCAATTTCGGCATGTCGACCGACGGCCAGTTCTACATGGGCGGCTGGTCGCACGGCGCCGGCGTCTACTATCGATTTCTCACCACCCGCGAAGGCGAGCCGCTGACCCAGACCCGGCTGGTTTACGTCGGCGATTACGTCCACAGCAGCGATGAGGGACTGACCGAGCCGTATGGACCGACCGGCTGCCAGACCGGCGGCAGCGGCGCCCAGCTGAGTGGATTTGGTGGGTCTTTTCTAACGCAACGCTACCGGGTGCTTCAGGTTAAGACCGCCGGCGGTTACTACGCATCGGAAGCGGCCTGACCATGGAAATCATCGATCACGGCGTGTGGGTTCAATACCAGCCGGCAAAGCCGCAGAAGGATGCGCCGGCGCGCACCATCTATGCCAGGCGCGAGGCCGACAGCGTCGATTGGTACGACTACGTCCGGCCCAATTTCCTGCTGATGCAACCGCCCAAGCCGCCGACCTACCACCCGACCACCGGCGAGCTGCTGGTCGATGACCGGCCAAAGCCGGTACCGAACTTCAAGCCCGGCAGCGTGATCTGCAACATCTTCCGCCAGCGCGACCAGAGCATCGTTGGCGCGGCCACCTACGACCCGACCGCGGTCCATTCCATCAATCAGCGGGTGATCGAGATCGTAGGTTACACTGGCGATAACCCGCAGAAGGATTTCGGTGGTAAGGTCTACGACCACGCGACCGGCACGTTCAGCGATCAGCCGCCACCGCCGCCGTCGCTGAGTGCGCGGCTCGACGCTATGGAGAAGCGCATCAAGGCGCTGGAAGCCAGGAAAAAGTGATCGAGTATACCGGCAAGGCCGCGAGCGAGATCGCCAAGGGATTGGCGGCTGCGGGACCGTTGGCACTGCCGCTGGTAATCATCAATATCGTTTGCCTCGGCGTGGTGTTCTTCACGCTCTATCACATCTCGTCGGCATCGGAGCGGCGCGATGCGCTGATCGCCGAATTGGCCAAGTCTTGCCAGCCGATCGTCGAAAGGATGAAATGAGGCTGCAACCTACAGGGAGGATGCATAGTTATGAAGAAGGCCAAGCGAAAGCGCCCGGTTGTTGCGCGAAAGCGCAAGGTGACTGCGCGAAGGAAGCCGGCCACACCCCGAAAGAAGAAGAGGAAAGCCAAGATGTCCAAGAAGTCGCATGATGACGACAACGAAGACGAACCTCGCACTGCAACAAAGCACCCGGAGCCGCGGCGAACTGCGGGCGACCAGCCCGAGCAGACATCCGATCCGGTCGAACTGGCCAAGAAACAGCACGGTGGCATCGACCCGATGGGGCAGCCGCCTGACAACCCGCAGGCTCCCAATCCGCCGTCGGAGCCGCAGACCAAGTGACTGAGTGGCCTAAAAACCCACAGCTGCGCGTTGGCGGGGAGCTGGAGCCCTCCGGCCCCGTCAACGTGTTCAATGAGAAGGTGGCAACTGCCGAGGCGATCAATCGGGCGATCGAGACCAAGACCGCCTACGACACCACGCACCCGCCGCCGGCGCCAATAACGCCAGAGACCGTGCCGGACGGCACGCCGATCAGTCCTGGTGGTCCGGTTACAATCGACGAAACCAAGTATATGATCGAGCCGCAATTCGTCGGCCACAAGGTGATTCCGCGCCGACGCTAGGGGGCTAGCATGATCGGTACGCTGATCTCGATCGTCCTGCTGCTGATTGTGCTCGGCGTTGTCCTGTGGGGGCTGCAACAGCTCTTGCCCATGGTGCCTATGGACCCGAGATTCAGGACCGTGATTTCGGTGCTGATCACCGTCATCGTCGTCTTGATCATTGTCTATATCATCGCCGGCTTGCTTGGCGTGGTCGCGCCATTGAGGCTCTAATGATCCTCGTCCTGGCCATGCTAGCCGTCCTGTTATCCGGCTGCATCGTTACCACCGTTACCGAGCGCCCGCCGTTCTACACTCGTTACGAGATCGATGCCATCAATGCCGAAACCGCCTGCCGACAACTGGCGCGAACAATTATCCAGATGGAACGCTGCACAATCAGGAGGTAAAATGCCAAAGCCTGAACAGGATGTATTCCCACCGGACCCGGCTTTGATCCGGCCGCTCACTCCGCGGATCGAAATCGCATTGACCGTGCCGGACGGCGTCGACCTGCAGATCACCGTCAACGGCGTCGGCGTGCTGATGCAGGACGACGACGAGGACGCAGCCTAGCCCAAAAATTTTTTCGGATTTTCAACCTGGGGAAACCACATGGCCAATAAATTCGGCAAGACCGTCAACATCAAGGCGCCGCCGGTCGCCAAGGCGCCGCCGGCCGTGTCCAAGACAATGGACAATTACACCCACCACACTTCGCCAGTGAAAGGCCCGCAGCCGACGCCGGTCGAGGCGAACACCATCAGTTCCAAGCCGAAGGTGTCGATCAAGAAGCTGCCGGACGCGCCGATGGCGAAGTACAAGCACACCGATGACGGACTCTGACAAGGACGTCCAACGGAAACTGCTGAAGCGTAAACGCGCAATCCTCATCGCCCGCGATGATTTGATAGCGTTTACAGAGCTGATGATGCCCGACCCCAATTACGATGATGATGTCGGACAGTCGTTGTACAAGCCACAGCCGTTCCACCGCATGATCGGCCGCTCGCTTGAAGAGGTCGAGCGGGGCGATTACCGGAGGTTGATGATCAATGTCGGGCCGCGCTTCGGCAAGACCACTCTGGCGAGTGCCATGTTTCCTGCTTGGTATGTCGGTCGGCATCCTGATCGCTCTATTATTGTTGCTACTTATAACGAGCATTACAGTTGGGATTTAGGCCGTCGCGTCCGCGACATAATGGAAACGCCGGAATACAAACAGGTCTTTCCCGATGTCGAGATCAAGGTTGGAGCAAATGCTGTCAACCGGGTCCAAACCAGCCGTGATGGCGTGGTCTTCTCTGTGGGACGCGGCTCCTCGATCACCGGACGTGGTGGTCACTGCATCCTATTGGACGACCCAATTAAGGACCGAACTGAAGCGGACTCAGTCATTGTTAGAGAGAAGCTTTGGCAATGGTACAATCAAGTCCTCAGAACTCGCCTCATGGATTCGACTGGCACTATCGTCATCGTCCAGACCAGGTGGACCGAGGATGATCTCGTTGGTCGGCTTATCGACCCGCTTAATCCCTACTACAACGTCGAAGAAGCCAAAGCCTGGCGCAAGATAGATCTGCCGGCGCTGGCCGAAGACAATGACGTGCTCGGCCGCAAACCGGGCGAGGCACTGTGGCCTGAGCGGTTCACCAAGCAATACCTGGAGG